CTTATCGTATGCATCGCGATTAGCTGCATATGTTCCGTAAGCGTGACCAATAACAGACATCATTATATCCAAAACTGTTCGCTTCGGCTCCGCCTTTCCTACTACAGCTCGAATGATGTACTCATCTGTTGGACGACAAGGCAAATACCGTGGCTGGCGATCTCCTTTATTGGGATTCAAAATAATACGATGTCGTAAAAAAACTGTTCCTTCCACGACAAATTCTCCATCCTGCAACAAAGACAAGAACGAACGCATCCCATAATCACGAAGAATAATATTATAATACTTCTTCAAAAACGAAGCATATCTATCAACGTGAAAATACGTTAAGACTATCGGATTACGCCCCACTCGATACACAAAATCATCACCATAAACTACGAACAAAAGGTCATCTATCATCGCTTCCTCCAATATTCGTACATGTTCGGGAGCTGCATTCTTTATGGTGTGTACAAAGAAAGATATTAGATAGAACATGTTAATAATAGAATCCATGTGACTTGTATTAAAACACCCAGAAGGCACCCCACCCAAGACTATAAACCACAACCCCATAACGAAGTGGGTATATCGAGTGGTGATGTTCTTTCGGATGAACTCAACGATCTTATCCCGCATTTCTGCCATAGGGGTTCCTGGTTTATCATATCGATTCATCCTCTTAAAGTACCAGTCTAACAATATTTTAAAGACACCATGGTCAAAGCCGGAAATATCCCCGTCTGCTAATATCTTTTTCCATTCGTCTTCAGGATTAATCCCTAACAACTCTGCAAGACGATCGGCGCCTCCATGACCCCACTTGAAACCTATCATAACTGGAGGTTGCTGCTCAAGCTGAAATACTGGAGTACATACCGATCGCTCTGCAGCAGTGAGAATACTGTTGGGAATAACGAAGACCCTACATTTTGCCAACTTGGCCTCCATCTTAGCAAGATCTTCCTGGTTCTGTCGCTCCCAGGTTTTTCGATCATGATACTTCATCTCATGCTTCGGAGCACAGTTATAATACACTGCTGGCTCCGGACCCCCTGCTATAAAGTCTCCCAGTCGATCTATATCCGAAATAAC